TGTTCAATATGATCAAAAGGTTGTTGCAGAAGTAATTCAAAAATACTTTCCCGATTGGAGACGTGTACTAAACGAACTGCAAAGATATGCAGCAAGTGGTACAATTGACTCTGGTATTCTTGCAACAATTGCAGATGTTAACATCAAAGATCTTGCAGTCAATATGAAATCAAAAGATTTTGCTGCAGTCCGTAAGTGGGTTGTGGAAAACTTGGATAATGATGCTGCATCAATTTTCCGAAAGGTGTATGAAACGATGTATTCTGTATTGGAACCATCTTCTATTCCTCAAGCGGTTTTAGTATTTGCTAAATACCAATATCAAGCCGCATTTGCAGTTGATCAAGAGATTAATGTTCTTGCGTGCTTTACCGAACTAATGTGTGATTGTAAATTCAAATGAATGTAAAACTGATTCGTATGTCTTCTGGTGAAGACGTTGTTGCTACCGTTGTGGAGGATGGAGATGAACTTCTCACCATTCAGGATGCGATTGTTGCAATTCCTACTGGACAAGGGCAGATGGGATTTGCTCCTTGGTCTCCTATTCTCAGTAAAGAACAAAAAGATATCCCAGTAAACAAAAAATTTATTGTGTATATTGCAGAAGTTAATTCTGACATCGTTGATCAATACCGACAAATGTTTAGTACGATTGTAACTCCAGAGAAGAAACTGATCCTATAATGAATTACATAACCAAGTCTGATATCAACAAATTTGGTTCATATGCAGACAGAAAGACTAACTTTGATGATGATCAAGAAGTTAATGTTATGATCAACTTCCTTACAGAGGTGTATGGAAATGATCCTACTGTACAGATTAAATCAAAACCATATGGTATATATGATGTAGACCTTGGTGTGTATTGGAAAGATAAATTGGTTGTTGGTGTAGATGTAGAACGTTGGAGTGCATGGAATGATGATTGGCCGTCGTTTTACAGTCATATAAGTTTTCTTGGTAGGAAGGAAAAGTTTATCCGAAATGGCATGGACTTTATCATGGCATATTTCAACTACGATCTTTCCAAAGTAATTTTGATTGACAAGCAGGCCATTCTCAAGTATCCTACTATTGACAGACATACAAAAGGTAAAGTTGATCGCATCAAAAAAATTTCATTTGATGATGCAAAATTGTATGGATCTAACTTTACAGACAGAGAGAAATCTTTGTTTAAAAAACATCGTGAATGTATTTTGAAATGATTCTAACTCCAGAAGACACTCTATACGCATACGAAAAAATCAAAGAGGCTTACGGTTCTATTAATCGTATTGATGATTATTTTCGTATGAAAAAGATTGAACGTATCAAAGAGATTCCAACTCCTTTGTTTGGACTCTCTATGGAAGATGATATGTTTCAGAAGTATGATATGCAGCCTGAAGATATGAACTTTCGTATTGTTCAGCCGGATCATACTACCTTCAATACTCTTCTGGAAATGACCGCCTCGTTCACCTATGAGGATGCCCCTGGTAAGGAGCAGAAGCTAATCCTTCAGGAGACCACCACAGGCACCGCTGTGGGGTTCATCAAGCTGGGTTCCCCCACTATCAACTCCAAACCCCGCAACGACTGGTTGGGAGGGACGCCTGACCTCACCATCTTCAACCGTAGGGTCATCATGGGATTCATCATCGTTCCCGTGCAACCGTTTGGTTTCAACTATCTTGGTGGTAAACTTCTGAGTCTTGTTTGTTGTTCTCATGAAGTTCGTGAGATGCTAAATAAGAAGTACGACACAGAGATGTGTTTATTTGAAACTACTTCTCTTTATGGAAACATCAAAGGAACTAGTCAGTATGATGGTATGAAACCATATCTACGTTATCGTGGAGATACCGAATCCAAGTTTCTTTTGACTCTTCCAGATTTCATCTATCATGATCTCCACAAGTGGTTCATCAAGAAGAACAACAATGAACAACTAGTTCACAAAGGTGCTTCTAGTCGCAAACTCAAGATTCAAACTAAGATGATCTCTATCATCAAAAACTCTCTGAAAGAACACAATCCAGAGATGCACAAAGAGTTTGTTGACTTCATTAAATCAAGAGAAGATATTACAACCAAGAAACGTTTCTATATGTCTGACTACGGATATGAGAATGTTAAAGATGTTCTTCTTGGTCAAACAGAAACACTGGTCCCAAACAAAGAAAACTTTGACAAGTTTTACTTTGAAAATATGGTAAAATGGTGGAAGAAGAAAGCTTCTAACCGTTATGAGAGATTGAAAGAAGAAAAGTCTATCCGAACTAATCTTGAAGTTTGGAATGCTAATACTATGAACACTATTGATATTATCCGATGACTCTCACCAAATTTTTAAATGACACTCAGTATGAAAAAACTATTAGGATTCTTGTATATCCTAACATTACATACTCAAAGGATCTAACAAAAGATAGTTACATTCAAGTAATCACAAACATGATTACTGAATTGAATAAGATTCGTAGCGATCTTTATTTTTATCTGATCCTTCCAGAGTTTCTGGAGATGCTGGATTTTCCAAATACCCATCAGTATATTATGGAATATCCTACATATCCGCCTACGATGAGATCTCACTTTGATGTGAAAAAATTTCAAGAGATTGTGGGACACGATATTGATATTGATCTGGTCTTTAGTCATCTTCCAGAACACACTCATGCTGTTAAGAATGTAATTGGAAATGTAACACACCATACTCCATTGTACTTTGGGTATTGTCATTGGTTTGATTTTGATAATGTAGTTTCCTGGTCTGTTCCTAGCTTTAATCAGAATATCCTTGGTGTTCTGGAAATGGAAAAGTGTTATCTCAATACCCAGCATCAGAAAGATCTAGTTATTGATGAAGCAATAAAAACCTTTAATGTAGATAAAGTATTCAAACTGAATGCGATTTTGGAAGTACAACATCTTGGTGTGAAAACTGAAGATATTGTAGAACCATTAAAATCCACACCGAAAACGATTGTATTTAATCATCGACCAGATGCATACAAAGACTTCAATAATTTTATGAAAGTTATTGAAAGACTCAGAGAGATTCGACAGGATTTTGATGTTTGGATTCCACTTCTTGATTCAGCTCCTGAATCATGGATTGATACTTCTAAGTTTAATAAGGAACGTTACTACAAAAAACTGCAGAACTGTAGAGTTGGATTTTCTCCAAGGCAAGTCTATGGCGGTTGGAGTGTATCTACTACAGATGGAATCATGAATGGTTGTCCATTCATTATGTGGGATGATACTTATTATAAGGAACTCAATCCAGTTGCAGATTTCTTTTCTGACTATCCTCAGGCTATTGAACTTCTGCAGAAGTATCTTGATGATGAAGACTACCGAAATGAAAAGTCTAGACAGTCTCGGGAACACATGAAAGTGAATCTTATTTACGCTAATGAGATTGCTAACATGAGTAACTACATTGATTATTTAATTTCTAAATTAAAATCTACTTCTAGTCAGGTTACAGATAAACTTGTTTCTGTAATCAAAGAGAAAGGACAAATCACTAAACGTGAATTGTTTAAAGAACATCTTGGATGGGGTAGGGGTATTAAATTTGGACCTTACAGACGATCATTAATGAATCATAAAAATATCTATGATATAATAGATGAAACACCAACTTACTGCTGGATTGATCATGAAATGTGAAGTAACTTTGTATAAGGCTGGAACGGTCTTTAAAGAAGAAGTGATTGCTACAGATTACAAAGATGCAAAGTCTACTGCTCTTGCTCGTAATCCAGGCGCAAAGATTATTAGTGTTACTGCAGTATTTAAATAATTATGGATCTCAAAGATTGGTTAAACTCTATTAATACTTCCAAGAATAACATCATGGATGAAAATCCAGATGCACGAAATGAGTATGCTCCATACGTTATTAATAGATGTATGTCTGGTCATCTAGACACGATTCTTCTCGCAAATGAGATGAACATTAATAGTCAATTGGATAAGAAGATGCAATATGATTTTTTTATAAATATTGTGAGGCCTAGGAAAAGATTTTCCCCTTGGTTAAAGAAGGAGAAGATTGAGTCTTTGGAAATCATCAAACAGTATTATGGTTATAGTGAAGAGAAAGCCAAAAGTGCTCTCAAAATTTTGACGCAAGATGAAATTGACTTTATTAAACAGAAAATGAATCGTGGAGGAAAACTATGAGTGACCAACTAGAGTATATCTGGTCTCGGGATCAGATGATTGAAGTGAGTTTGAAAGAACCTGATGACTTCCTGAAGGTACGTGAAACTCTAACTAGGATCGGTGTAGCATCTCGCAAAGAGAAAAAGATTTATCAATCTTGTCATATTCTACACAAACAAGGTAAGTACTACATCGTTCACTTCAAGGAGCTGTTTGCCCTTGATGGAAAGAAAGCAAATTTTTTTGTAAATGATGTTCAGAGACGCAATCGTATCGCTCAACTTCTCAGCGATTGGGGATTGATTACAATTGTAGATACATCCAGAGTTGAGGATGCAGCTCCTCTAAGTCAAATTAAAGTTCTCTCTTACAAAGATAAAGGTGAGTGGACTTTAGAGAGTAAGTATAATATTGGTAAGAAAAAAGTAGAATCATAAACTATTATTAATAAATCCACACAAATAACATATATAATAATAGAATATATGAGGTGATACAAATGAACGAAAAGCCTACATTATGATATTCTTTGTGCGTGGAGGTTATTATGCACAACTTAATTTCTCACAATCAATTGGCCGCTTGGATAAATTTGCAACGAACAATTGATGAGTGTTCCAAACAAAATGAGCTCATGAATGATTATTTTAATTGCTTAATAGAGTGTGATGATAATCAACAAACTTGTAAAAGAATATGTAGAAATATGCTGATAAATTAATAATAAAAAGGGGAGTTTAAACTCCCCTTTCTTTTTATTCAGTTGTTCTTTCCTTTGATTAATACTTATACAACCATTGAATATAGGTTGAAAGTAAAATTGTGATTAAGGTAAGTCCAGCAGTTATAGATACAATAGTTTGCATCATTGCTTTGCTCCCATTAGTTGTGCTTGATAAAGACGCTCCTCTTTTTGCTTTTGTTCCTTAATCAATTGCAGGAAGTTAAGTTTTTTCATTGCTTTTCCTCCCAGTTCCAGTTGTTACAAGGACGGTAAGCAACACCACGATATGTATTTGTTGGATGTGATGGAGCATGTGTTTCTGAATACCACTTACGGTACTCTAGTTTTGGAGTGTGAGTATTATACTTCACACCACGATAGGTTGCTGTCATCCCTTAGTCCCCTCTTTTACAAATTTGACCCCACGGTAGGTTTCATTGTATTGTTGAGGTTGTTGTTGCATTTGCTGTTGGTAGGCGATACGCTTTTCGGTATCGTATTCAACGCCACGATATACTACTTTTGACATTAGGTTTCTCCTTAGTTGTTCAGGTTAAAGAGCGTTCCTTCAGTCAACCTTTGCGTCTATCTTACACTCTTTTGGTGCAATCTGTTTGATTTCCCAAATTAAATGATTATTGGATTGATTGGGAATATCAGTTTTATGAATTCTCCCAACAAGTAACTGTGATTGTATACAAGTTAGAATGAGTGCTTCCATAGATGAACGATCCGTTCCGAGTCGGCTTACTTCCGTTCGCTATTTGCGAATAGCGAATGAACGTGCTGATATTTATTACATTACGTCTGTAACATTTGATACCGAATAATCGTTGTGTAACGCCCAGTTACAGAAATAAACTATAGAACCAAAAATAATTGATGCATTAATGATTGATGTTTTCATCTTTCATCTCCAAATATGCTAGTCTCAAAATGTAATAGATGATGTATGCTGTACCCAACAATCCTATACCTAGAATTGTAAATACTCCCCAAGGTAATTCATTCATCTTCTTCATCCTCGTATGTACAGGGTTCTTCAAATAGTTCTTGCATTTTTTGTTGTAAGACCATTTTTTGTATCTCTTGGATATCTTCTTCTGTTAAAATCATACTTCAAAAGACATTAAAATATAACCATCTTTGCGGTGATAGTCTAAGTGTGCTTTACCCCATGGAATGACTCTCCATTCTGTAGTGTGATCATGCTTCAGAATTAAGATTTGTAATCTTCTCATTGAGTATTTCTAGGTATTTATGCGGACAACCGAAAAGAAATGGTCGGATGTCACGATATACAAAAATTGGAATAAATGATTAAATAGTATTGAACGCCTTCGGGGTTCACTACCTATAGACGCTCAAAGGAGGTCACTATGACAACACTAGCCAGATACACAACCCGAGATATCCCAACAATTCTTGACAGTCTATATAACATGGACGACTGGTTTACAAGAATTAAAACATACCCAAACTCAATGCCATCTAATTATCCACCATATAATGTAGTCAAACTTGATTCTAGTAATGTTGTTATTGAAATGGCAGTTGCAGGATTCAAGAGAGAAGATCTTGAAGTAACTACCGAGAAAAATCTATTGACAGTATCTTCTACAAAAGAAGAAGATGAACGAGAGTATGCATATAGAGGATTAGCTAGACGTGCATTCAAAAAAACTTGGGAACTATCAGAAGATTCTGTAATTGATAAAGTGATGTATGAATATGGAATTCTTTCAATCTATATCACACAAGTAATTCCAGAAGAGAAGATGAAAAAGGTGTACGATATTATCTAAATAGTACGCTACCCCCCAATATCGTCGGCATGCCGGAAGGGGCCCCTGGTCAGAATCAGGAGCCCCTTTCCTATTGCGTATCTTGACTAGGTGTGGTATGATGGCTGA